TGCAATCGTGACCGTCAGCGGCCAGCCCAGTGTAGGGGATCACATTAAACGCGCGAAGAGAAAAACCCCCGAGCGCCCGCATCTGATTATTATTTAGCGACTTGCCGGGAATCGAGGTGGCACATTAAACGCGCGAAGAATGAGACTTTTGGGTAGAAAGTGGGGAAAAACGAGAACGAGGTGGCACATTAAACGCGCGAAGAAAAACTAAGTTGTTGATTGACAATCGGTTAAAAATCGTATTGCCATTTGCAATGCAGACCTCTTTTGCGCTGAATTCGGCAGTACAAAACCGAAAATAACCTGCCGTACTGTCACGAATTGTCCTGAATCCAACCCTGAACGTCCGGTGTGAGCACATCTTTCTTCGACGCCTTCCAATCTTCCCAAGATTGTTGACTCGTGAACCTTACGAATTTGGGATCATCTTGCCAATCGAGCGGCTGCAGTCCTTTTGCCTCGACCTCTGACGTGTGCAGATAGATCGCTGTGCAGCGGCAGTTGTAGTCGATGGGCGGTACAGGACCTTCGCCGACTCGGTAGATGGTGCCGTTCAATGCCAGATGCTGCTGCCGGGTCCGCTCGTCCTTTATGGCCGAATAACGCCAGAGGGGGAAACGATCGGGCATTGATTGGGCCTGTTCGAGCTGACCGACAGCATAAGACGTGAAGAGATTGGTGCGAAAAACCGTCTCGAGGTGCACTGGATCGAGCGGTGTGACTCCGTAACTCTCGAAGAGCGTATTGATTTCGTCCTTCAGTTCATCGAAAGGAACGCCTTGCTCGATGCCGTTGGTGAGTATGTCTCTGACTTCGTTGAGCAGTTCCTTGTATTCCACACCGGCGATCGTGAATGACTTCTCCCGAAGGAATTTCAAAGCCTCTTCCGGTATCAAATCGAAGGCCACTCGAGTCACTTTGTCGTCGCAAATGAACCATTTTCCTGCGATCACATTGGAACTCAGTGCCTGGTCCGTGTGAACGATCAAACTGCGCCCCAATGATTCTGCCGTCTCGAGGGACTGGAGGATGTGAGATGAGAGAGATTCGAGAAATGTCTCGTCAAGTCCAGGGTCCTCGACGAATGACTGAAGCTGCTTCGGTGAATCTGCAAGGCCAACGACCTGTTTCAGGCGAGTTATCAGCGATTCATAGATCGGCGCCGCTGCCTTGATAGCATTATTCGTGACGGCGTCGAGACGGCTGACGTATGCCGCCGGATCTATTGTCCCGCCAGGAGTTTTTTTTTAGAGTCTCCAACAATGTTCCGGGCTGCGATTGGCGGCGGCTGGAACGGCGAAGGAGTTGAGACCGGAGTCAAGATCTCGTCCTCCTTATCATTTGCATTCGGTAACGGACGGCCGTATTTTTCACTCACGAATTTCTTTGTGAGTGGGAAACCCATCTTCTGGAGGTTGAGGTCAATGCCGGATTCTTCCAGCAGATCAAGTGCTTGACTGAGATCTGTCTGATAGTATGGATACTCTTCCTGCGGACCAAAGCGTAAGTCGACATATGGACGGATGATGTCATCGCTGATTGCTTCATCGACGACCTGCGCATCCGCTTCGACCAATTCCTGTTTGACCTCCTTTGCCATGTCCTCCTGACCGAGTTTGCCGGGCGTTCCCGTCGTGCTGCCGGTATGGCCGAGGACCAACTCACTGGCCTCACTGTTGCACCAGTCTTTGAGATCTCCATACACCTGGTGGCTCGATGCCTTCTGCAGCATCTCTTTGAATTCGATCTCTGATTCTTTAGTGATTACAGCTGCTGAGTCCGTCGCCAGTCCACGCAACGCCGTCTCGAGAAGAGTTTTTTGTTCCGGTTGCGAAGCGTCATATTTGCCGATTCGATACCCGAGCTGGATCTCCGCGAATTGGACCCACCATTTCACATCGTAATTTTTGAAGAGGAAGAGGTATGTGAGTGTTCGGAGCAATGATGCCCTGGCCGGGTTGCCGCTCCTGGCTTTGCAGTAGGCAACAACGAAATGCCGTCTGAACCCCGGATCGGAATCAAGACCGATGCCGTCAGTAGTCGCGTGGGAGATCTCCGAATCGGGGACGAGTCCCCGGTACGAGTCCACCTGGCGAGGGTCGACGACCAATCTCAGTTCCTCCGGATCGCTATCCAGGTCACTGATCTTACCGAAGCGACACTTTTTCTGATGTATCCATCTCAAACGTTCGATGACAAATTGATCGTTCTTCGGGATCCAGAATATTTCATTCAGCGAGAAAGCCTTCGGTACACAATCGAGGATGTCATTGACCGCATTTTTCCAACCCCTGATGTTCTTTATCATCCTGTCCGTGTCGGTTGCGATGTCGACAGCAGCCGCGTCTTCTGATGTGGGGATGATAGAGTAATTGCGACGGGACACGGCAAGCCGACGCGCCTGGAAGAGTGACCCCCAGTGCGCATCTTTTTCGAGCATCTCCTCGAACAACTCCATCTGGCGGTAGATGTCTCCGCCGTCGGCCTCTCTCAGCAGCGAAGCGAGACGTTCCGGAGTGAGCCCTTTCGAGGGATAGGTTGAGAACCGGTCCAATAGACTGACGGTTGCGATCCGATCGGTGATCGAGGCATCCTTTTTCTGCTGATTTTTACCAAACCAGGACTTCATATGCGAACCTCAGTTGATTGAATACTGAATCGAAAGTTTAATCTGTCTTTGCATATCCTCAAACCGCCAATGGGAGAACGCTCCGATCATAAAGTCTCCCTGGCGGATTCCGAATCCCGCCCCGACACCCTGAAGATCCGCCATCACCAGGGGAAACTGCACGACGCCGCAGATCTGGAGCAGTGACGCTGCCATGAGTGGTGAGATCGTGAACTTGTCGTTGTATCTTCCTACAGACGCTCCCACTGAACAAAACAATCCAAAGTCGAGCACCGGCGGCACGTAATTGAATTCCTCTACCGTGAGTTCCTTGCCATGTTCCTTTGGGACGTAGATCGCTCCTGATTTCAATTCGATAACCGTCGTGCTGTCGAAAAAAATCCGGCTGGAATCTGTCTTGATGTGTTCTGTTACGACGATGACGCGCTTCACGTCGCTCTCTTTGACTCCTTTAGGAAGCCTCACAGGCGGTTTCGAAGGGCGTTCAAATGGGGTCGAACGTGGTTTATATTCCCTTTTGACGACGGGAACAAAGGTCGAATCAGCCGGCGTAAAGACCGCATGATCTCCGCCGAGATAGCCCTCGAAGTAACTCAGAACCCGCGGGCCCAGGATTAGTCCAAGGACCAGTGCGACAATGGCAATGACGACCCATGAACCGTATTTGAGGATGTCCTTCACAACTCTCTCACGACGAGGTCATAGGGCTCTACGAACTTATAGTTCTGGCTTTTGCCGGTAAAGTTGACCTTGTAGGTCATTCCGTCTTCACCGCCTTGAATTATGGAATCTATCCTCAACGTGCCGACAGTCTTCGACACGAACATGCTTGCGGTCACATCATTGCCTTCGGAATCGAAGACCTGGACGTCGGAGCCGACCTGAAGGGTTTGGCCAGCGGGGAAAAGGTCTTCGAAGTCGACGGCGAGTGGAATCTCTTCGACTGGTTGTTTGTACGCAGTCATGGTTTTGGCCCCGGCTTAAATACGTATTGTCTCGATGGTCTCGCGACATAGATGCGTTCAGCCGCACGTTGCGAATATTGACGGACTGGATGAGCGATGTACTGACGGGCGACGATCGGGGGATCGGTCTGGGTTGCTAGCAGCAATTCCGTGCCTATCCCGTCCTCTGAAACAGTCAACCTGACGACGAGAGAGACAGGCCCGTCCAACCCGACTCCGGAATCCTCGACGCTCTTGAAGAGTTTTTTGATCACCGAGTCGACATGTCGATTTCAAGATGGCCTGCTTCCGTCACTTTCCAGGAAAGCCCTTCGAACTGAACAGTTTCGCCCGGCGAGCCGCCGGTCGTTTGAGTGCCCTGATATTTGAAAAGCTTCATGGTATTGTTCTCCTATGATACGCGTGAACGGATTGCGGCATTCCACATTTGTACGTTCTGCCAAAAGATAAGTTCTCGTGCGTCGACAGCGCCGATTTGCGACATCGATGTTACGGTGCCACAGGTCGTCAAGGTTGTGAGAGTCTGTGCCGCAGAGAGACCAACCGTGAATGTCCCTTGTTGAACAACCCTGAGCGCCAAGTTCATTCGGTCAAGGTATTCAGGGTCCTTCAGCATGCGAACCAAGGCCGCCGCGAGATTCGCGATTGAGACCTTTTCAACGTGTGAACCATCGAGCTGTTCTTCCGTTGCGACAACTTTGCCGGCACCAGGAAGTGGAATATTGTCTGCCATGATGTCCTCAGCTTATCGATAGTTCAATGGTCAACTCCCACACCTGGCCTGCGACTTTGGTTCCCTGGGCACTGACCTTTCGGTTCCAATTCTTTCCTGCTGCGGCTCCGTTGTCGACTGTGAACTCGTTCCATGCGATGTTGCCCTCGTCGGTGCCGAAGGTGGAGCGGAACGTCGCCTTCTGGCTCGTCCCGTAGGTCGGATAGCCGTTATCCATCGCCTTGAAAGCGGTGGTGCCGAGGAGACCTGTTTGTACTGGATCTTCACCAGTTGCAATGGTCCCGACGCCGATGCGTGCGTTGGTGTTGTCGAATTTCGTTCCGCCGGAGGAACAGATCAGGGTGAACAACTCGTTGATGCCCTCATTCAGAAAGACGTTGGGGAAAAACTTGGTAGTCAAATATGGGGTCTGCCCGGAATCATGTTCCTCCTGGCTTCTCCACCTTCGGATGGTGAAGATCGAGCGACCATGCGCTCCATCCATCAACAGGTGCTTTGCTTTGCGCAGCATCGCTTCGAAGCCGCGCCCAATGTCGCGAGCGGTTTTCATTTATGATTTCTCCTCAGTCTGTGTGAGTTGTTTCTTGAGTTGATCCGCCGCCGCGATCATTTCTTTTGCATGATCGACAGAGACCTCCCGGTAGGCTGCGATCGAGGGATCGTAGACGCTCACTTTCTCCGGTTGGATTGTCTCTTCGCAATGTGGCATTTCATGTTGCTCGTCTCCTTGATTAGTGATCACTTCCTGGGTTTCAATTGGATCCATACTTTTCCACTCCGCCTCATTCGCATGTCATAGAAGATCGACAGAAGTCGAAAGAACTTGTGGCTTACTCCATCTATCCAGGCGCGTCCCTTCCGTTTGATTTGCACTCGATGGGAAAGTGAAATCATAGCGACACCAAATGCTTTGAGTCTGCGCATCTTCACCATCAGTATGTCCCCCTCGCAAAAACAGCTTCGCGCTTACGCAGGCTTTCGTACTCCACCTCGCCCGCGTGTGGGTATTTTTCGATCAACTCGCAACAGCCGGCCAGTGAGTCTGGACCGTCGTCACCGAGGCCGCCCTGAGCCACCTGGCCGCCTTGTGGGAAGGCCTTGAGCTGCCTGATGAGCAGCTCCTGGTCCGGGTCCTCCAGGTCGAAGGTGATAGTCCCTTCCTTGACGAACGGGACGATGCGCTCAATGCGGCTCTCTTTGCTTTCGCCCTTGTGCTCGACCTCGAGGAACGGGAGCAATCCGTTCTTCTTTTGAAGCCGCATGTATTCCTTCTTGAGAAGGATTTGAAAGCCGTTTGTTTCGACGCCGACGACCTTGGAGTTGAAGAGGTTCTTCTGCCGATATGTCTCCAGGATCATCTCGTCGATCGATTGCTGCTGGATCGATGCTCGACGCACTGGGATATGGATGTCGTCCGCCGCATTCAATCCCAGTCCGACCGTGATGACCGCCTTGTAGTCGGCCGCTTCTTTTGCAGACGGGTCTACAAATGTGTAGTTCACGTACGACCGGCCGGCAAGGTCCTGCTTCGTATGGAACCGGAAGTAATTGTCTTTGAATTTCTGGTCCTTACGGTTGCGAGGATGCATCATCATTTCCGGTTCGAAGACATCCGGATCGTTCTTCTTTTCCTTCAGTAACCGAAGCGTCGGATGGCGATGCTCCCATGCAGATTTCTCTTTGTCGAGGAAGCCGGCTGCACGACACTCTTTGGCGATCTGCAGATCGCCCTTACTCTCGAGGTCATTCGGGACCAGGGCGCGGAAGATGTGCTTCTCGTAGTGCGAGGTGTTCTTGCCGGCGATGAGCTCGTCGACGATGTCGCCCTTTACGGTCCAGTTGCAGAGGAGCAGTGCACTCCAGCGCGGCGAGTTGACTGATTTGAGAATATCCTGTTTGACGGAGTCCACATATTTCTGGACGAGAGCCGGGCTGTCGGGCTTTGTCGGATCGTTGATGTCATTCAGGACGATGTGATCCGGGCGGTGACCGAAGTTCTCCTGACCGCGCAGTCCCTGGTCCCGGCCGTAGCCCTTCATCTCCCGTCCGTTCTTGGTGATGAACGCACCGCTCTCCCATTGGATGTTGCCTTTGAGCTCGCCGAAATCATTCTTCAGCCGCCGGTTCTCTTCGAACTCGAGACGGACCGGCACGACTTTGCTTTCGGCAATATCTTCGGTCCTGGAGACGACCGAGATGAACCAACGCTCTTCAAAAACAATTTTGTGGACGACGTCGATCTTGCCGAGCAATGTATCTTTTGCTGACTCACGGAAGCCGGCAACGATAGAGAAGATCTGCAACTGATCAGGGATTTGGAAGAGTTGCTGATGGAAGGGAGCGAAACCGGCGTCGACCCAGTCATAGTGCCCTTCCGGGTTCTTCCAGCATTCGCGGTAGCGCTCGTCGACTTCGATATAGTGGGGGAAGTAAGTGACGCCGAAGAAGAATTTGTCGACCTTCGCTCGTTTCTTCCTGGCCTCACGCTTTGCGATGCTGTCAGCAGGGAATGGCGTCGTCTCCTGCCGGATCCGTTTGACCAGGTCGCCATATTGCTTGTCGAAATCTCGTTGCGTCAGAGACATGTTGATCAGTGCTTTCGACCGTATTTCTTACTCATTTCGTTTCCAAACTCGACGATGTATGGATGCAGCTGCTGAAGCATGCCATGATCCCGCTCGGCAAGGAAGTCTGTGAGCTCCTGCACCATGAGAAGGATGTTGCCCAGAGCGTCGACGTCTTTGTTGATTTCCTTCGCGCTCTTGAGAAGTTGACGAAGTGCATAGACCTCGGATGGGTTGATCTTCCCACTCTCTGCAATTTCGCCGACCATTGATGTGAGACGCGTGACAACGGCGCGCAGCATCTGTTTCGAGGCGCTGGAGGATGTCATCCGGATCTCTTCGCGCTCTTTGTCCCAATCGGGTCCCTCGTCCTTGTCTTCGGTCTTCCACCGGTATACGGTTTTCTCCGGGACGTTGAGCATCGTGGAGATCGACGGGACCTCTTTCATCTCCTCGCAATAGAGACGCTTCGCATCAGATCGTTCGAGTTTGCGTGCCATCTTAACCCCACAACATAAAAAAAGCCCCGCACCAAATTCGAAATTCGAAATCCGAAGTTCGAGGTTGGAGCGGGGCCGCTTGTTATCGCGTAACCCTATTTGCTTGTCACAATCTACAATATTCTAAAGTCTCAGTCAACGCCTACGGTCTCGTGCCCATTCTCTCTTGGTGCGTGAAGATTGTCTTGCTGAGACATTGCGATCCGTCTTTTGTGAGCGTGATGTGGCTGATTTGTTCGCCGCTGCGTTTTGTGTGGACCTGGACGAGTCCGTCTTCTTCGAGCGCCTTGATCGATTGAATAAGGTATCGCGCAAAGGTTCTGCGTGATCCGTCAGTCGGCGTCTCCGGCAGATGGGGCGTGGCTGTTTGGCAAATGCCCCACAGCTCGCCAAAGTTGAGCAACGTGACCTTCCTGCTCTGCAAAGCGAACAAGATGGCGCCACTGAAGGACCGGATCTCACAGGTTGTCATCATTGGTCCTCGAGTGTTCGGATGATCTGGTCCTTCGCAACACGGACTGTCGCAAGTGTCGGATGGTTGATCAATTCAATTTCGTAAAATGCGGTTCGGTCGCCCTGAAGAAGAGAGGACACTTTCCCCCGAAGCCGGCCTTTGAAGTTGCCGCTATTGAGTCTCACGAGCACGATCGGATGTTCGCTCATCTGATTCACTTATTTGCAATTTGTTCTGATCGTTCTTCTCTCGGCGTCCACTCACTGGCTGTCACGTTCGGCTGATAGAGTTTCCACTTCCATTCGCGGCCGTCGTAGTTTGCCTCTACCTGGACGTGGTCCATGGAGGCGGTGATCTTCTTCAGCAATTGTATGAGATCGCAGAGGGCAGGCATCATTTCACTTTCCACTGGTGGCAGATGTTGCCACCGATTTTGCACTTCCGCCGGCCGGCATCGACGACCACACCATATTGCCGCAACTCGAAGGTCCTGCCGGTGACACAGTTGATTTCCCAACCGAGATGTTCCCGGATCTCTCTGTTCGTTGACGGTCCCAGGAGGCGGATCGTATCGAGGACCTTGAGCTGCCGCGCAGTGAGCTTCATTTTGTCGTGAGTCGTGATGACGTGTGATAGTTTTCGCGTATCGGTGGCCAGAGGCATCGATTTCGGTGCGCTTTCAAACCGACTTCGAATCGGCTCGGGGATCGGTTTAGAAACTGCATCAAAGAGTGGTAGCCCGGCAGTCGAACCAAAACGACCAAGAACCTCTCGTCTAAAAGTATTCCGTCGGAACCGCGACAAATGTTACTCCTTATGGATCTGTTCTTTGAGAGCAGAGGCCATATCGGCCAATCGTGCCTGGCAGAACAGAACGAATCTGCGCGCAATATAGCGCGTGATGCTAAAACGGATGCCCGACTTGCGCAGAACGTTAAGCCAACTGTTGAAGTGGCGATAGTACGTGCCCCGTCCGGGCGCCCCCGGTGGCTTGTGCTTCTCCCAATCGTTATCCAAAGGGACCGCTCCGAAACGCTCTGAGAACTCCTTAACCAACCGCAGGAGTTCTTCGTCTCGATAAAGAGGGTCTTCTTGTCTTGTGGGCAGCGTCGGTTGAAATCCGGCGGCAATGATCGCGTTGTTGAACGTCCTAAATCGTCGGCTCATTGTTTCAAACGACGGCAACCCATTCACCGGTTTGCACTCTCTTTTCGTCGGCGGCCTTCCATATTTTGCTGCAAACGATTGGATACTCTTGACGATCTTCTTCTCATTGATTTCCCTAAACGGATTCGGCTTCATCTCGCACCCCGCTTTCTTCGGAGCGATTGTTCCGCTTCGAAGAGTTCGTGGCGTGCCCGTTCCAGCCAAGTGAACGCATTCGCGCAAAGGTCTTTTTGGGAACAGAGCCAGACTGGATGGAATCCTACAGCGACGGAGAGCGACAGGTCTTTGAGAGTTTCGTTTAACTGGTGCAAATCGGTTCTTGTGCGCGCTAGACTGGTACGCACGGATGGGGACTTAGGCATAGAGCCTCCTTCTGTAGTTGTTGGACTAAAAAGAATAAGGCGCCCGCGCGTCCAAGAGCTACAGAAGCAACTCCGACCCGATTGGGTACGGGTCACGCAGGCGCCATAAAATGAAGACGCCGCACTGTCGGGGCGGTTGGTGCCGCTTCTGTACTTATTGGACAGCGGCAATATGACAAAGTGCGAAGTCAAAGTCAAGCCCTCTCTCACGATCAGTTAAAAACGTGGATCTTTTCTGCTCGGTGCGCGTTGTCTGCCGTCTGTTAGACCGAGTGGTGTCACCATGAGGGAACTATATCGCATATCTTCGCGCACTCGGCGGCCACAGGCCCGGCAGACGAGTCCAACCGTTTGGCTGCCTTCAATGATCGGCACGTCCTCGTGCATGCCCGAAGGGCATCGTTGGTCCTTCTTATGATGGACCGTATTAAGACCGTCGTTTTCCATCTCCTCGCTCCTTCTTTATTGTGCTCAACATCTCTCTTCCTTTTTGCGTAAGGCTCCACCAGGCGGTCTGGCTGTACCGGCCGCCAATCACCGCGGAATCGCGCTTCAGATAGTCGAGCGTGTTTGTCACAACTTGCTTCGATGTGTTAATGCCCTTGGCAAGCAACTCGCCGTGGATCTCCTGGGTGCTCGCCGTATCGCAACCCGGTGGCGTGAGCTTTCCGATCGCTTTCAGAATCTCTGCTCTCGGACTCGTCCCGATCGCCCGCTCGAAGGCCGTGTGCAGATCGCCGAAGCGTGCATAGAGCAACGTCGCGATGCTGGAACTCTCATTGTCGATGTCGGTATGCGTCGGGAATTTCTTTTGACGATCGTAGAGATTCCGGAGCCACTTGAGCAGATCCTCATCGGTCCATGAGCGCTGCACCGGGTCCTTGCCAAGCGAGTCTTGAATGAATGCGCTCCAGTTTTTCCAGTATTCGTAGACTCTCTTGCGGACGCCGAACCCGAGCTCGGTCGAGCGCGGGACCCGGTTATGCTTCGCCTGGAATTCCCTGGCGAGCCGGGTCGCATACTCTTTCGTGATCGTTCTGATGATGGGCCTCCTTCATTGAAGCGCCTTGATGATGCGATTTCTGGTAACGGACTATCTCACGCATTGCTGCTGCAGCTGCGTCAATGACGATTTGGTCTGGTATCGCCCATGGCCTGACGATGAACTTGATGGCGTAGAAGATCTTATTTTCAAGCTCGCTGGCATTCACGGTTGACTTGATTGATAGATCGATACAAATGTGAGATCATCCCAGATCTTGCATATCGCATCCGTGACTGAGCGAGCTTGAGAATGACATTGAATTCTGTCAGGTCCTGCGGGTCCAAGACGTGAGTTGATTTGGTGGCCGGATCGGTGAACCAGACCAGGCCTGAGCGTTCGCCGATCGGGTGGCCGCCGGCTTGCCGGATGGTTTCGGCGTGGGCTTGTTCTCTGTCGAGTTCGATCATTGGTGGACCCCTCTATCGTTGTCCGACCTCACCCTGTCCCTCTCCTAGGAGGAGAGGGAATCTGCGAGGGGAGGGAACGGTTGCTCAGTTAGTCAAGCGTGTCCCATTTGATGTCGTAGATGAACTCGTCCGTCTGCTGGATCTTGACGCCGACGGCGGCGAGTTTCGTGTCTGTGATTTCCTTCGCAGCGACGTCGGCGAGGATTCTTTCTTTGTCCACTTCGAACACCTGACGGACATATCTCGCTCCGAATTTCACACGCCTGAGCGATTCGAGCACGGTCTCCCAGTTGTATTTCCGGTTGAGCAACGCCACCTTTGGCGGCGTGCTCCTGAATCCGACAGAGCCGTGCACCAGGTCGCGCGTGCGGGGTTTATCGAACTCGTCCTTATGCTCGTTGCAGAAGAGCTCGATGTCCGCTTCGAGAGCGAGTTTCCTCTGTCTCGCTTCGGCTGTAGCGTCGTCCGACAGTTGACGGGTCATCTGGATCTTCTCATTGAGCTTCGCTTCTTCCTTCTGAAGAAAAGCTGCTTGCTTGCCGAGCTCAAGGAGAGCTGCGTCCACACCCTCGAAGCTTGTGAGCGTTGTCGTCTGAATTTTCTTTGCCATGAGAGGCTCCCGTAATGCAATGGTGGTGACTAGTGAACCGTGAATCGTAAACCGTAGCATATCCCTCGACCCGTCTCCCGCCCCGGCGGGAGACGGGAACGTCTCTAATCGG